GCTGGGTTGCGCCTTGGAAATGACGCCACCGGCGCTGATGGCGGTGAGGAAATTGTTGGCTGCGCCGGCATCGGGAACAACCGTATTAGAGACGGTGCCGCCGCTGTTCATTGCTGACAGAATATTATTGGTGGTGTTGGTGTAGACAGCAATCTTGCCGGCGGCTGGGGCGCTCGGCGCCGCGATGTTGGTGTGAAGAATGGTACCGACCGCAGGAGTACCGGTTGGAATATTGGCCAGCGTCGCCACGTAGCCTGACGTGGTCACATCGCCGGTCAGCGGGCCAAAGCGGCCACTCGGCAGCGTGCCGGTCGTCAGGTCAGTCGCGCTGCCGCTGGTGGCGACTGCGGCCAGACCGGAAACTGAACCGGCGGCGATGGCGATCGCGGCTGATGAAACCACCGTCAGCCGACCCTTGGCGTCCCAAGTAATGATTGGCACGGTGGTTGCGGAGCCCGTCGGACCGCCCGCCGTAATGATGCTGGCCAATGTGTTGACGGTGCTCGCGGCCGGCGAGGTCACATCACCAGTAAAGGCCGGCAATGCCGCTGTCGGCAGTGTCGTGGCCCAAATCGGATCGGCAGCACTCTGCCCAATCAGGATCTGATTAGTGGTGCCAACGGCCGTCACGCCGAACGCGGATGCGCCCTCGCCAAGCAATAGGCCATGCGCGGCGAATGTCGCGGCGCCGCTGCCGCCGTTGGCAACTGTGACCGGCGTGACCAAGCCGATGGTAACGGCACCGGTCGCGCCGGATACGCTGATACCGGTTCCAGCGACAGCCGATGTCACGCCCGTATTGGCGAGCGTAATCGTGCCCGCGCCATTGGTGACGCTAATGCCGGAACCGCTGGTCGCGATCGTTGCTGCCACCGGTGCCACGCCGGTTGAACCGATCAGAATCTGGCCGTTGGTCAGTGCGGCGGTCGATGCGATTGAGCCGGCACCGGTTGCGTACACCGCAGCGTTTGCGGTCATCGTGCCCGACGTTACGCCACCGCCGCCGCCGGCGAGTAGGTCGGTCGACACGCCGCCATGGCGAAAATAGAGATGCGTCCCATCATTCCATAGATCGCCATTGTTTGGCGATGAAGGCGAAACACCGGCCGATGGAGTAAGGGAAATTGCCGATTGCGCGGTCGTTGCCGCCGCTACGTGCAGGAACGCGGTCGGGCCAGAAATGCCGATGCCAATCTGACCAGTGCCGACCGTGGCGCCGGTGCTGGTGCAATTGGTGCCGTAAATCTGATTGCCGATGCTGATCTGGCCGCTTGCAGATGCTGAGGGAACATCGCACTGAGTTCCGATAATGATATTTTGCGAGCCGGAGGTAAGAGTAGTATTTGCAACCACTGCACCAATTAAGGTGTTAAAACCCCCCGTTAACTTGGATGCAGCAAGATGACCAATACAGATATTGTATCCTCCTGTCGAAAGCACGGCAGCAGCGGTGTCACCAATCAGAATATTATTGTTTGCAGCAGTAATTGCTTGGCCCGCGTTCATACCAACCATAATACCGGAATTCATGGCCGTCGCGGTTTGAGCGCTTCCAGTTCCTATCGCGACATTGCGACCTGACGCTCCCGCTAGGTTAGAAAGTGCCACATTACCTATAGCAACATTCGAGACAGCGCCTACAAGGGCGCCACTACCCATCGCGCCCGTACCAATGGCCACATTAAAACTACAGCCGGTTGTCGCATTTTGTCCTGCTCCCGTTCCCGCCCAAACATTGTCTGTACCATCGATCAATGAGAATGCTGCACGCCGTCCGAAGACCAGATTACTAGTGGCCGTCGTGCCTGAATTCAGCCCTTCAGTGCCCTCCACCATATTCCAATGGCCGGTTGTCAGTGACGCGCCTGCGCCTGGTCCCTCGCAGAAATTACTGTCGCCGCTAACAGTAAAATTTCCAGCGTCACCAAAAAACCAACTATTCGGCAATGTGGTAAATGCCCCGCTGGGCGGAACAGCAAATATCGCATTCTGATTGTTGTACAGATAGGCATGTGTGAGCGTTACGTTCGGATTGCCTGACGAAATCAGGAAATTCGCCGCCTCGCCAAACGTCCCGGCATTGTCGTAGGCGACATGACCGGTCGTGCCGGCAGTGATTGGGCTAGAATTGACAACAATCGTTGCCGCGCTGCCGACCGCCGAGATCGTCCCGCCCGAAATCGTGATTGTTGTATTGTCAGGTTTGACAACGCCGAGCACTGAGCTGGTTGCCGTGGCAACACTGACGACTGTTGCGCCAGTGGTCGGCGATACGCTGATGGCGCCGCTGCCGGTGACTGATGACACGGCGCCGCCGCCGCTTTGCGGAACCCAACTGGTGTTTCCCGATCCATCGGTTTGCAACACATAGGCATTGGTGCCGGCCGTGGTCGGCAATTTCATCGTCCAAGTGCCGGCCGCGTCCTGGGTGCTGAGCGTCACCGCGCCGCTGGTCTTGCCTATGAAATGAATGTTGCCGGTGTTCGATCCAACCAGCCCGATATTGATCTTGCCTTCGAATGTGTTCTGTGAATTCCCGCCGACGCTATACAGGTTCCAATTATTGGTTGAGCCGCCGCCGCTACCTCCAACCTGATTCTGATTTTCCAGATAAAGCCCATAAGCATTGGTGGCCTGAATGCCGACGCCAGCATAAGTCGGACAAGCTGCATACAGGCCGTATATATTTGTTGCAAAGCACGTCGATGCATCGAGCGTTGGCTGCCCATAAACGGCGACCAACAGGTTCGCCGTGCTATTCGGTGCCGATAGGTGGGCCTCGGCCCACAACCCATAAACGAGAGTGCCATTGCATACGTTTTGCGTCTCACCAATCGTATAAGTGCCGATGGCATACATGCTATCGGTGCGGGTGCCGGGCGGCGAAAACGCACAGGTAACGAATGCGCCATAGATCGCCGGGCACGCCCCCGCGCCGGCATAGGAATTGAATGCATTCAGCGCGGTCTGAAAACTAAATGGACCGGTTGACTCCGGGTTCGTTGTTAGGCTGAAAGTCCCGCCGTCAGCAATCGCATCAGCAATCCCACTATGTTGTACCGTTATGTGCGTTGCTAACCCAGCAACAATATCAATCGTGGAAAGATCGGCGTTGTAATAAGTCTGCGCAATTAACGGCGACAGGGTGCTGGAATGAAATCCGGTATATCCCGGCGTGCTGCTACCGATGAACGAATCGAAACCGCCGAATGTAGCCGAGTTCCCGAAAATAGCGTTCAGCTTGTCAGTCAGGCCGGTGCCGGGCGTCCAGGTCAAATTAGCATCGCCGCCAAACGCGCCGGAATTGTTGAATTGAACCGAATGATTGGGCGCCGCCGGGCTGCCGCTCGATGGCACCACATCAACCGCATTGCCGCTGCCATCAAAGCCCAGCACCATGCCCGGCGTGCCGGTCAGCGTGTGCTGAGCATTCCAATTGCTCGGACGAATCAGCGTCGCATCGGGATCATCAGGCTGCGCACTATGAAACAAGTGCAGCAAGCTGACAGTCATTGCACGGTCTCAGTCATGTATTCACCGTTCCCGAGTTTGCGGATGCGCTTGGGCTTGCCGTGCGCCGCCAGCGCATCCAGCACCGCTTGCGTGTGCGCGGCCTGCTGTGCCGCCAGGTGCTGCCCGAGCTGGGCAATGGCATCGCCCATCGGCCCGGTAATCTGCCCGGCGTCGTGCTTGACATCGACCGACGCGCGCGGGCCGTCCTGCATTTTCTGTTGATGCGCCTGCATGTCGGCGGCATGCTTGGCCATATCCATGGCGTGCTGCTCGCGCTTGATCTCGGCATTGAGCAATGCGAGCTGCGTTTCGAGCTGGGCCTTGCGCTCGGCAATGGCAATTTCCGATTGCGCCTGCGCGGTCTCGCGCTGCACGTCGGCCTGCGCCTTTTGCTGTTCGAGCTGTGCTTTTTGCTGATTGGCCACCATATCGGCCTGATTCTTGGCCGCATCGGGATTGGGCGGCGGCGGCAGTGGCGCGGAGGCCGGATCCTGCGGATTCTGCGGCGCTCCGGGCATGACAAAATACGAATCGACATCCTTGCGATCGGTCAGCCGCACCAGTTCCTTGGCCGAATTGTAGAAATTCTTTGCGCTCACCAGGCCGATCGCCACGGCTTCCTTTTGCGCGTTGATCAGCAATTGAAGCTGCGCCATCTGCTCGGCCTTGCTGCCGGTGCCGAGCCCGACGTTGACGGTCATGTCATTGCGATCGCGCCAGTTGGCCGGATTGACCGTTACCCATTGATTGCGCAATCGCACCGTCTGTTCTTGATCGCCGTACTTGCGAATTTCCTTGTGCAATAGGGAAAACAGATTGCGAATGCCGGTCTCGGCAAAGATGCGCGCAATCAGTTTGACCTTGGTCTGCGAGGCGTTGAACATCTGATTGGCAATGGTGGCGACTTGGTTTTGCAACGCATTGGGATCGGTGCCCTGCCCCTGGCGGGAAACCCCGGTACGCCATTCGCGCAAGCTGTCCATCCATTGCAGGACAGGCAGTACGGTCGCCGCGACGTTCGGCACCTCCTGCC